ACGGGTCTTCGTCCTCCATATAGGGAATGGCGATACTAGCGGGGGCGTCCATAGACCTTGCCCTGGACTATAAATGTGCCGTTCTTTTCTATGTTAATTAGGTCAACTTGGACATTACTTCCATGGACGTACATAATGGCGAAAGCCATCTGCCAGTTAGCCGAGCCCTTGGTATATCCAGCCTGCTTAAAATCCATAAGGTTTCCTACCTCGACACCATGAAGAACGCGCCCTAAACGACCTCCAGAGGCCTCTGTGAAGGCGCTACGGCCTGCCCGGTGAGTATGACCAGAGATAACGTTCTTACCGTGTCTACGGGCCGCCTCTAGGGCTGAAAGGCCACCTAGGTTCTTGATAGGCGTATGGTCTCCATGGACTGCTATCCAGCCTGGAGCGATGTTCATGGGGTTTTTATGAAAGGTTATGCCCAGTTCATCAAACTTCATAAACTTCTCGAATCGTAACTCGGGTAGGCTGAGAAACGATGGAATCTTCTTCATGATGATGTTATAAAGTCTATCTGTATGGTTGCTTCGGATGCAGTCAGTAACACCCAATTCCCAGAGTAGGTCGACGCATCTGTCACGGTCAGAGCCAAGAGTCTGCTCATAGGCTTGAGGGGTTCCCTCACTCCATTTTGAGATGGTTTGAAAATCAATCTCGTCACCTATCGTAACTGTTTGGTCTGGCTTAAACTTCTGTAAGAATCGTGCGATGTTCTGAGTAACGTGTACGTCCTCGAAAGGAACCTGCAAATCGCTCAGGATTACGATTTTCTTCATCTAGTCCTCGTCGTCGTCCTCATAGGGGATATTGTCGATTCGATTAGGTAAACCAGGGATAATCCAATCAGGAAAGGATTCACGGTCTCCGAGAATCCAAAAAGCATGAGACTCTGAGAAACCTGCTTTGCGCAAAGACTTGTAATACTCGTTCAACGCAATGCAATAAGCATCTAGCGCGCTGTAAGTATCTAGGTCTATGACTGGTCGTTTCCTTGCCATAGGATTAGTGTTACTTACCTAACAGGTCAATTATTGTATCGACACGCGCCTCTAGTCGATTAACTTGGTCTTTGATACTAGAGCCGCCGTTGGGCTTAAGTTCTGCTAAGTAATACTTGACTAGAAACTGTAGATAAGCCGCTACGCCGCCCAGAACTGTAACTACACCGACTGCAATAGCCGCAATATCTACCGCGCCCATTACGCCCCGATGCCGTAATCTTTAGAGTTCTTGCTAGCCCACTTAATCGCGGGAGCAGCAATGGCACCAATAAGTACGGCATATTGTGGAGCCATGTCCGCGAGCAAAGCCACGCCCATAGTTACGGCGGAAGCCGCTACCGCTAGGCCGTAATCCTTTAATGCCTTCTTCTGCTTAGCGCTTAACTTAATCATTTGTTCCGCCTAACATTGGTATATTAAAGAACGAACCATCTGTATCGCCCTTTTTAGTGAAAGAAATATGGCAATGAGACTTGTGCGGATTGCTTCCGCGATATTTTCTCCAGCGAAAGCCAAAGCGAGCCGATGCGATTCGTCCGTTAAATATGACGTACGAGATTCTTTTATCTCCGGCCTTGGCGCAGAGTCGAATCTGGTCAGCAATGTCTGGCATGAGGTCGGGCTTCGCTGAACCAGATACATCTCTGTCAACATCGATAGCCCTAACTGTCTGGCTATCAGCGCTTGGAATATGGTCAGATTTACCACCCGCGACATGGCGAGCATCTGCGACCCATCCATCGCTGGTTCTATCTCGGTCTGGAAAACTATCATCAAATTGTTCTCTGAGTTGTTTCCCTGCCTTGCATAACTTAGGAGTCATGCCAGGATGGTAGAAAGTTCTTCAGCAGATAAGCCAAGAGCGGCTAACTTTGCATTGATTGCTTCTTTTTTGGCAGTTTCAGCAGAATCCATTTCAGCAATTTTTGCCTCAATCTGTGCTTCTGTTGGAGCCTTTACGCCTTCAGTAATCCACTCAATATTTGCATAGTCATCGCCTCGCCAAATCCATTCAGAATTATTTGTTAGTGCCTGAATTGCCCGAAATGTTTTTCCATTTTTTTCCATTTTAAGCACCAATTTCCATTACTATGATTGAACTTTTTGATGAACCGTGGTTTGCTTCTGCTTGTCCAGATGCTGAACTGACTTTATATTGCGTTTTGTAGGTGGTTGCTGATGTCGTAGCAGGTGAGTCAAGATAACTCCAGGTATACATTCCAAAAAGTTCTTTTGCGGTGCTTCCTGTTACATATAAATAGCCAGCCAATGAGTTTCCAGGAATGTCCAACGAAGTTGCTCCGCGCAAAGTGTTAAAATATAAACCAATATCATTTGCTGGATTAATAAATGCCCCACCACAATGAGAAACCATGACAAGAACTTGTGAAGATGCTGAGCTGGGTGTAATCGAGACTGATAAACCTGTGTCAATAAATGAGGTGGATGATGTAATAACCGAACCAGTAAGAGTTCCTTGAACTACTTGCAATACTTTGCCGCCGCCTGCTGGTGCGACCCAGGCAGGCACACCGCCTGATACTGTTAAAATGTTACCAGTAGAACCAATTGGTAAACGTGTGTTTGTGTCGGCTGTTGCAGAACGATATTCAATATCGCCCAAAGTCGTGGATGGGTTAAGTGCTTTGGTAGTTGTATCTACCGATGAGCCAAGAGTGCGAATAGCGGCAGCGCCATCCTTGACGAGGTCGGTATCGTCTGGTGTAACCCATCCATAGTTAGTTGTCGTTGCCATGTATTCTCCTTGTCAGGCTACTATTGTAGCGTTATTCCAGTCTAAAGTTGGGCTGATGGTGTTCCATGTCTCGGCTACTGGAACGCTGTTCCACCTAAAGGCCTGTAGGGAATAGGCTACAGGTGAGACAATAATTGTTAAATCGAGTGCGTTGAACCGGGTAGTCCAGGTCCAACCTTCTACAAACCCCTGATAACGGCCTTCCGCAATATTTAGGGGCAAGTCCTCGATGTCTAGCGGTAGGCCCATAAAGATGTTAAACGCTTGGTCGCGCGATGCATCTGGGATATTAGGGTTAGCCATTGGAAAGGTAATGCTCTTAAATTGATACTGAGGATAGGCTCGGATGTCTAAATAGAATTCTGCCTGGCTTAAAGCATCTGCGCCGTTCTCGATACTGGTTTGAATGTTTTGGGCTTGGGTGCCATAAACCGCGATAGATGCGGCCTCTTCGGCGGTTTCTTGCTGGCCGTTCTTATAAGTAATAGTTACCTTGTTACGCACGTCACCAAGCCGCTTAGACGTTGATATGCCATTGGCGTAAGCCCAACCGCCATCTACATAGGCGTAGCCGTTTGCTGCTAGATATTGGCTTCTGTGTGTCGAGTCTGCATAACCAATACGGCCAGAAGCATCCTCGTAAATGTAGCCAAGGCCGGAAGTGGCTAGGTTGGCTACTAGCGAGTAGATATCTGTGGTTGATGATGACCTTGCTGCTAGCTCGTAATCGCCGGGGCGGTCTATCTCACCCAGTCCGGCGTTTTCTGCGTTCTCCCATGTAGTAAGCGCATCGTAGGCGTTCCAAGTCTCGGCGGCGGGTACTGCGTTCCATTGGCTAAATAAAATATCTGACAAAATTTCAAATATCTGGTCGCCGTCAAAGTCTTTGGATAGTACGCCTTCGGTCAATGCTTTAGGCAGTTTAGATAATGCCCCTAAAGCTGTAATCGTAATGTTCTGGGTTATGGCTGGCTCGCCTGTGGCTACAAATACATCAATGTCAGATATATCGCCACCAAAAAGCGGCACATAAGTATCAGTAGAGTCCTTAATCTTGACCACGATAGAATCATTTACATCAAAGGCAATAGTCGACTGGTCTAGGTTCTTTATGGTAAATCGGCAATACCCAGCAATAGGCTGGCTATAAATATCGGTACGGCCGGAAGTAATAGTTAAATCAGATAAGACTAGGTTAGTTACATCGCCTAGCCCATTTACCTCTACCGCCCAGTCAGGATTCCATAGGGTCATGTAAACGCCAGACTGCCTAGAGTGCCTCGAGCTGATGAGTCGTTAAGGATGCTTACTATCTGCCGGGCTGTTGATTCGCTGTCTATAGCGCCGTTTACTGTTAGGTTAATGGTAGTGCCGCCGCCC